CTAGTATTTACGAATATAACGGATTCAACATTGAGACCATCGCCTTCCAACAGATGTTTAAGGATGAGGTCGCAAAACGATCTGCCGAGCAGGGTGTCTACCTCCCTGTTAAGGAATTCAAAAGTACTGTTAAGAAGGAAGTTCGAATTAGCGCACTCGAGCCACTAGTAACAAATGGTCAGATTCGTATACTTGCTACACAGAAGGACCTCATTGAACAGATGGAGAGGTTTCCAAAAAATCAACACGATGACTTATTAGATGGTTTGAATATGGCTGTCGACCTGGCACGTAAACGGTCTAGTGGTTTGAAATTCGCACACATTTAGTACACATAATGTATACAAAGAAAGGAGGTTAATAGTGGGATTTAGAGATCGAGTATTTGCAGCATTTAATGCTTTTTCGGGGAAAGTCCCCAGTGGTAAAGCCGAGGAAACACCTTTCTTTTACGGTTATGGTGGTATAAATCAAGCGACTCCGAACATTAAGGTCAATCCGCAAAAATTACGGGCCTTCTCGGAGACGGCCGTGGTTCGACACGCAATCGATTATATACGTAACAGCGTATCAAAGCTTGACTGGGACCTCTTCCCTATTAGTGGTAAGAAGTTCACTGCTGCTCAATTAAAGCAGATTCAAACAGTTAAGAACGTCCTTAGGCATCCAAATGGCGATGATAACTTCATGACGTTCACGGGACAGTTAATTGAGGACCTTTTGGTGATTGGCTACAGCACATTCGAGATTAAAAAGTGGGTTGGAAATACCGACAATCCTTATTTATTTTATCCGGTCGATGCTTCATCTGTACGGATTTACCTGGATTGGAACGGTTCTCCGACACAACGTCGATATTCGCAAATGGACTTACGTGGCACTCAGATTGACTTCACACCGCAAGAAATGATGATGATGAGATACACGCCAAGAACCAATACACCATTTGGTATCGGTCCAGTAGAGTCGGCATTCCAACAAATTCAGTATCTATTAGATGCTCAATCGTTTGCCGGCAAAACGGCATCTAGCGCCACACCGAAGAAGCTGCTGTTTTTGGGCCAAGAAATCACGGATCCACAACTTAAGGAATTCCGTTTGTATTGGCAGAACGAGGTTGAAGGAAGGTCAAATACGCCGATTATCGGTGGTACAGATGATGTCAAGTCTATTGAACTTGGGATGCAAACTGACGAATCTTTATACCTTAAATGGCAAGCCTTTTTGATTTCAATCATAGCAAATTGCTTTGGCCTGGATGCGATGAAATTCGGTGCAACCATAAGTATGGGTCGTAACTCCGGTGAGACGATGGATCAAATGTCTGATGACGGAGCGATTCGTCCAATGGCACACCTAATTGAGCATCACATGACGCAACTATTAGCATTATTCGGCTTAGACGGCATTGCAGAATTCAAGTTTATGTTCATCACAAGCATGGATGACCGCAAAGCGATTGGAGCCGTACATCAATTATATGGCCAGTTAGATGTAATGACGATTAATGAGATTCGCCGTGAGATCGGTCTTCCGGACCTTGAGAAAGATCCCGAAACTGGAGAATCAATGGGCGACCTTACAGTGAGTGCCTACAGATTTAAATATGCTACTCCCCCTCCTATTACTAACGCAGCACCGGATGAACAAGGCGATGACCCTAATGATCCGGAAGGTGCAAAAGGACAGGCTAACGGAGATGTAAGCAAAACAGGAAACGAGGAAACCAATAACGGTGTTAATGGTGCCAGTAAGATACAAGAGAAAACATCTCTTAGTAAGGCGCATGATACCGGATTGAATAAGTAGCTTGAAGGGAGGTGAACAATCTGAATACGATCGCTCTTAAAGCGTCTGCTAACGGACAATTAAACATTAGCGAACTAGAACATCCAAACCGAATGCCTTTTAAGGGTGTGCTGACTTACTTAAATAGATTATCGACCGAACCGCCACACGGCTCAAAGGGTCTACGAGTCTATATACCTACTGAAGTTGGAGCACCGGCTATTGCTAGTTTAAAAGGAATGGCAATCAACTATATCGAAGGAAATCCAAATGGTCACGATCCAAAGAGCAAAATTGGCGTAATTACCGATGCAAAACTCGGAGAAACGCAAAGCGACGGTGCTGTACCGATTGAAATTGAAGGATACGTCTACGCATTGGACTTCGAGAGTGCTGCCAATTCTATTAAAGCGAGCCAGGCGTTACTAGGATTCTCGTACGAGACGTCTAAAACGCAACTCGTAAAAGGAGAAATTGACGGTGTTCCTGCTGCTATTGTAACGAGCCTTGGGTACTTCACGGGCGCTTCCGTGTTATACAAGCTCTCAGCCAGTTACGCAGACACCTCCCTTGCGGCCTCAAAAGATATCAAGGAGGAAACTATAGTGGATTTAGAGAAAATGCTTGCCGAGATTAAAGATTTCGTCGGCAATGAAATTAAAGCTTTACGTGATGAGTTCAAGCCGTCAGAACCGGCAGCTGAACCCGTTGTTGAACCTGTAACAGAGCCAGTCGCACCAGTTGTTGAAGCTGCTCCAGTTGTAGAACCGGAAGTTAAAGTGGACGAGCCAGTGGCCGTTATTACACCAAACCAAGAGGTTACTCCGGCAGAAACTGCACCAGTGGAACCAGTCGTAGAAACACCGGCAGAACCCGTTGTTGAGACTGTAGCTGCACCGGCTGCTGAACCAGTTACCGAGGATGCAACATTAAACGCCTCTTCCCTAGAAGCTGAAATCGCCTCATTAAAGGCTGAGTTGAAGTCCTTAAAGGATGAAGCTAGTTTACAAGCATCAGCACGTAAGTCTGTCGCCTACCCCACTTCAGCAATCGCTAAATTCGGTGTTGAAGAGTCTGACGACAAAGCTACAATCATGGCTTCCATCGAGTCTCGTAAAGACTTAACCGTCGCACAACGACTTGAAATGAAGCTTGAAGCAATGAGCAAGGCAGAGAAACAAAACTAATTAGTACACATGATGTACACAGGAGGAAACTAACTAATGAATGCACAAGCAGCACAATTTACAGCGCTCTCTGCAGCAGCTGATTATATGGGAAATGGTGCCATCTTTGTACCGGAATTCCAATCGGAAATCACGGATTTAGTCAAAAGATCGGGCGTCCTTGGCCAACGTATTAACTATGTTCCGGCAGTCGGTAGTCCATCAAGGTGGATAGATCAACTTGCAATTTCTGACGGTCAATTTACAGATCCAAGAAACATCGCACCTACAGCAACATCGCCAACTCGTGTGGAGAAATCCCTAGTGATTAAGTCCATCACGAACCGTATTGACTACTCGATCTTTGACTTAGAAACTTACGGGATGCAAGGAAATGTGTTCGGTCAGTTAAAGGCAAAAGACCTAAACGACATGCTTAATGGTATGATTCGCTTACGTGATAAGGCTTTATGGACTGGTACCGACACAGTAAACGGGGCACAGGTTGGGGCAGGAACAACTAACCAGTATGTTGGTCTGTTGAATCAGATTACAAATACAGCCGTAATTGCTTCCGGTTCTAGCATCATTGACGGTATCCGTACGCAAGTTGCGAAGCTTGTTGCTGATCCGAACTTTGATTTCAGACCGTCAGCTATTTATTGCAACCCTCTATTGTTAGATTTTCTCGAGCAGGAAGCAAAGAACAGCGTAAACACTATGCGTTTCGTAGCTACTGACTTCACTGAAGTTAAGGTTGGCCTTTCTGTTATGGGTATCTACACTGCAGCCGGTTTACTTCCATTAGTTCCGGAAAGCTTCTTACCGGTCGACCCTACGATCACTGGTATAGCAGCTGCTCCGACAGGACAGCATAACTACAGCTATGCAATCGTACAAGAAGACTTAATTGACTTCCAGTACATCACAGATCCAAATCCTCGTGTTTTCCGTTTAGGAACTACATCTAACCTAAACGAGTCTTTCGTCGGGATCCAGTTCGGTGCCCCAGTGGTAAAGATGGCTGACAAGGCTCACGTTTTGGGCGTAGTTCAACGCTAATCACTGGGTTATAACGGGGCGTCTTCGGACGCTCCTATTTTTATTTAAGGAGGCATTACGATGGCAAAAGCAAAAGCAGATGCGACGGCTCCTGTAGAACCGGCTTTGGTCGAGGTTGAGTATGTACTTGGTGCATTTAATTTAGCCGTACACTTATCCGGAAATGAGATTGTTAATTTCGTAGACGGAAAGGCAATGGCCACTGAGGCTCAAGCAGGAATTCTTAAGGAAGCTGCGTTGATTAAGTAATGGGTTATTGGGAACGTGCAGAAGCGATTTTCGAGAGATCCATAGGTTACAAACTTAGGATGTACGAGTATACCGACACGCTGCAGTATGGTGCTCAAGGCGCTGTGATCCGCAATGACCAGGTAATCGAGATCCTTTCTGTACGTGCCAAGGCTTCCATGTGGGAATACGAAAACTTCTTCGGCAATACAGACTGGGTCGACATCGATCTAGGAGAAATCGTTCAGACTGAGAAAGACGGCTTTATTTATCTTTACCTCCCTCCTACCCTTTTCGGGACACTGTATCATAGCGTGGAGGTAACGTACATAGCCGGCTATTCAGAGATACCCGAAGAAATCATACTCGCAATACAAGAGATTGCTAGTCTACTAAAAAGTGGACAAATAACAGAATGGAATTGCATCATGCCCGTTAGCGTGTTGGATGTAATAGACAAGTATCGGAAGGAGGTTATCGACTAGATGTCACTCTATGTTACGGCAAGTGAGTTCAAACAGGCGCCGACCGGAATCGACACTAATACATTGGATCAAACAAATATCGGAAATCAACAGGCTCAAGACGCTGCCTTATTGAACATTCTTAGACGTGCTTCTTCATGGGTCGACACTTTTGTCCAACAAGAATCGTTGGAAGCTACGTTGAATACGGAAATAAAGGAAGTAAACATGAGCCGAGATGGACGTATTAATGTTCACGTCGACCAAGTGCCGATTATACAGCTACAGTCCGTTCAGTTCCGTGTACACCCTAGGACACCGTATCAACAAGTCGATTTACAGAACGTTGAAACTCGTGATAATTGGTTCACGATTTATGACCTGTATTTTAACTCTAACCTTTCGCAAGACATGTTGCCGATTGGATTCGGTGCCGGTTTTTATACAACTGATATTTACGCCGGTTACACATCACCATACGCTAAGAAAACAGACATGCCAATTACTGTGAAATACAGCTATTTGAACGGATGGGCAAACACAACACTGGCAATGTCCGCTAAAGCCGGAGATAGCACAATAACAGTTGCAGACGCCACTGGAATACTAGCTGACCAAAGACTTACGATCTATGACGGCTTCAGTCAAGAAAGCATTTATGTTACTGATGTTAACGGCAATGTTTTAACGCTTAAGAATCCGTTGTTATTCGGTCACCAGGTTGGTGTTGGTGTTTCGGCAATCCCCGAGCAAGTCAAGCAAGCGACAATAATGTTAGCATGCAGCCTAATTAAGGATCGTGGATCATTGGCAATCACGATGCAAGAAACATCGATTATGAACGTCAACCCTACGCCAAATAAAACAGATGAAGTTTCCGTGGCCAAAGAATTATTGGCACCTTATCGTCGGGTGGTGGTCAGCTAATGCTTACACTTAAATGGACTGACGAAGCCTGGTCTCAAGCAATTCGATTCCTGGACGCCGGCTTAGATTGGGATCGTTTCATGGAGAAAACAACAAAGGATCTCGCTGAGTACGCCCAGGAATATTTCAAACCGATGCTTAACGTTCGGACAAGTCCACAAGGAAACGGTCAAACCAGGGACAGCATTAAGTACAACATCATAAGGTCCGGTAACGAATTCACGATTGAATATACCGGTCTATTGTCCGCTTACTATATGGACGTTGGTAATTTTCCACCAGGTGCAGTCCTGGATGCACAAGGTTTTGATATGCACTTCTTCCCTGTCGACAAACGTTTTGGAGCAGCTAAACCGGCTAGATATATCCATGGTATGGGTTCTCAAACGCCTGGCGCTCCGACTCATTGGTCGTCTAAGACAGCTATTCACATGGCAGAAGATGGTGCTGCGTTAGAGATTGCGCTGCAGCATTTCTCCCAGTTTCTGCATGAGGTGGTGATTTCAAAATGAGTGGTATTCGTAACACCGTAAAAACCGCCATACAAACCATCCTGCAGAATGCTGAAGGCGTAAAGAAAGTAACCACGTTTCGTCCGAAATTGATGGTTCAAACGGATTTACCGATGGTGGTCGTTAACCTGGCTAAAGCGAGAGAAACAAGGCTTACGGCAATGGCGCCACACGGGAAAAAGGTAATCCAATATACGGCTCAACTAGAGATTTCGACAATCGACGTATCGACGGATGGTTCGGGCCAATTAGCGTTCGATGATTTGCTTGATGCAATTGACGATCAATTACGATTGGATCCTACTCTCGGAGGCGTCGCAATCGGTGCAACTGTTGAGTACATCAATACAATCACTACTCCCCCACAGATTGTCGGAGGGCAAAACATAATGCTGTTAGCCATTAAACAATTCGATGTATCTGTTCAAGTAGTTGGATAGGAGGTAACGCATGAGAAAAGTTAAGTACGTTGGTCAGATGGATGGCATCATTTTGATGCTAGAAGGCAACCCAATTATCGTGAATAACGGTGACCAGGTTGATGTTCCGGATGATTTTAGTAATACAAATTTCGAGGATGTTGTTGTAGAAAAAGTAACAGCAACCAAAACTAGTAAACAAGGAGATGTTAACTGATGGCAAAACTATCAGCACTTGGATATCTAGGGATAGCTAAAGAGGTAACGTTCGGTACATCCGTGGCCCCTGTTGTTTTTATTCCCTACGATTCTATTAAAAACGAAGATGAAATCGGCAAGAGCATCGACGAGGGACGCCGTGGTGTAATGACGAAGGAATTTGCAGCGTGGCAAACTACTCGTAAGTCGAAGGTCGAGATTGAGTCACTTGCATATCCGGATACACTTGGATATTTCTTGCTCGGCGTGCTAGGCAAGGACACTGTCACCGGTTCGGCAGCACCGTACAGTCATAAATTCCAGGTTTTGGATGGTAACGCAAACTCTTTCACTCTATCGGATTACAATGTTGTAGCCGGTACAAATGAACGCCGTTACCCTGGTGCGATCCTGGATGAGGTTGGTATTAAGTTTGATGACGTCGGAAACATGAAAGTTTCGGCTAAATTCCAATCTAAGATTTCCACGTTAACTGCTAAGTCCACACCAACTCAGAACGTGTTAAAGCCTTTCGCAGGATGGATGGCAACACTAACGCTTGGTGGTTCAGTGAACGCTGACTTACTTGGTGGCGACGTAACGATCAAACGTGCAAACCAATTAATCTATGGAGGACAAGCAACCCAGGATCCTACTAAATATATCACTGGTCGTATCGAGATGAGTGGTAAATTGACGTTCGATATTGATGACGAATCTGAGTGGTTGAACTTCTCTAACGGAACTCAACCTTCCCTATCGATTACATTCAACGTCGATGCAAACACGTCATTAACGATCCAGTGCAGTAAGGTCGATTTCAGTAAGGCTACTATTGACCGTAGTAATGAATTTGTTCGTCTCGATGTTGATTTCAAGGCTCTGTACAACACTGTTGATGCCGGTCTTGCGACGATCACGTTGAAGAACGCTGTAGCTTCATACTAAAAGTACACATCGTGTGTACGTAGTTGGGATACGTTTCCGTGGCGTGTCCCTTCTCTTTTTTACACGGAAAACAAACTACTAAACTTGGAGGAATTATTAATGAGAATCGAATTAGCAGAACTTGGAGAAGGACAATTTGTTGAGATTAAGAACCCAAAGGTACTTTCATGGGGGCAACAAAAGAAAATTACTGGTGCGATGAAAGATGATTCAATCGCTTCTCAGTTAGATTTGGCAGAGACATTAACGTTAACTCTCGTAAAAGGTGGTTACGTATTAGACGAAGATAATGCACCAATCGCCTTCCCTCTTACAGCTGAAGGTATCGAATCTTTACCGGCAGTCGTAATTGAGAAAGTTGCCGGAGCATTCGCTGACGCACGTACAGAGGCGACCTCAAAAAACTAGTAAACTCCGTGGACAAGGTTCTACGGGGTTATTCGGATACGGCTCCTATAGAGTATAACGAATTTTGCTTATGTCGGGAACTCGGGTGGACATATACGGAACTCGAGTCCCAACCGGCATGGCGAATTGAGCAAGCCTTCCTATTCTTACACCGAGAAGCATTGTATCAAAAATCACAACAGGAATCATAAGGTGGTGATCTATTAAGTGGCAGAAACACAAACACAAGCCAAATTAGGCCTCGTCATTACAGCAGAAAACCAAGCTAAACAGGTTTTCGAAGACTTCGCAGCAACACTAGCTGAAGATATGAAGAAGATCGAGGAGTCCATGAAGAATGGCTTTAACATGGAGGCAATCGTTCGTAATGTTCAAGAGTCTTCCAGGGAGATTAACAAAGCGTTAGGTTCTTCCGTAGATGAAGAGAAAGTATCTGCGTCCTTCAAGAAACTCCAGGAAACAGTATTTATTACCCGTGAAGAAATGCAGAAAGACTTTGACGTAATGGAGTTATATTTCGAAAACTTGGGTATGTCATCTGTTAAAGCTGCCGATCTAACGGACGCACAACTGAAGAAGATGTATGAAGCCATTAATAACGTTCCATACGAAGTGTTCGCCAACAAAGGTCAACAAGCGTTTGACAAACTGGATAATGCTGTTGTCGTTACAGAATCGCAATTAACAGAAATGTTTAATTCGATGAAGGGCGAATTTAAAAGCCTGGGCGAAGTAGTCGATGGATCGATGCAGATGGGCGTAAATGGAATGAAGGATTTCGTACAAGCCAATATGTCGTTAGCTGCCGGCTCTGAAGTCGTTGTTAAGGTCATAAAGGATATTGTACCGGAAGTAGATAAGTTCGCTCAAGCCGAACAGGAATTAGCTAGTAAGACAGTAATGACGAAGACTGAGTTAATTGATGCGTTTGATGCCATTAAAGCTTCGTTTGCAAACGGTGCTTATGCTGCTGTGGATTCTTCACAGTTGACAATCAATGAGATGCAGAAGGTTGTTGAAGCGTCACAGAAAACAAAGCTTGCTATTGTATCTGATATACAAGAATCTATTCCGGAAGTTAGTCGCTTCCAACGGGCCGAGCAAGAAATGGCCGACACGGTCGTTATGACGAGATCGAACATAGTTGATGCGTTCAATCAAATCAAAGGTGCGTTCCTTAATGGTGCATATGCGTCCGTCGATGCAACTCAACTTACCGATAGTCAGCTATTAAAGATTGTTGAAACGGCTCACCAGTTAAAGATCTCGATGGTTGCTGATATGCAGGAAACATCCAATGAAACTGCATCTGCCCTGGATAGAATGCGTAACGTCGTTTACATGACGTCTTCCGAGTTACAGAAGGAATTCAGCAATATCAGACAATCCATGGAGTCCTTAAAGAACGTGGATCCATCCCAAATGACCGATCAGCAAATGCGTAATATCGTTCAAGCTGTTAATGGTATGGAGATCCAGGTTGTCCGTGACTTCCAACAAGTTGGTTCAGAAGCACAGACCATGTCACAACGTATGGAAGCAGCATCAAAAGCGTTCCAATTCGGTGAGATGATGAATGCCGGTATGCAGTTACAAATGACCGGTGAACGTGCTCTTGGATTCTTCAAGGATGCAATTAAAGCCGGTGCTGATTTCGACCAGTCTATCGTAAACGCTACCGCTTCCCTCGATGCAAACCGTGTACACTCTAAGTTGTCATCGGATATGATCGATGAAATGCGTCAAAAATCGATTGAGTTAGGGTCCGCCGGATACTTCAGTGCAAACCAAGTGGCTGATGCGATGAATATTATGGCAAAGCAAGGAATGGAGTATTCCATGATCATGGGTGGTGGTATCAAAACCGTCCACGACGTTGCTGCATCGAACCAACAAGACTTGGCTAAAACGGCAAGTACCATCTCAGATATCTACAACGAGATGCATGATGTTTTCGTTAAAAACAATGTAGACGTCGGAGAAGCAACTCAACAGATCGGTAACGGTATGACGGTTGCGATGCACCATGCGAATATTTCCATGGATGACTTCCTAAATACGATGAAATACGTAGGTCCCGTTGCTTCAACCGCAGGGTTAAGCTTCAAGGACGTCGCAACAGAAATCGCCATATTAGGAGAACACGGCATAAAGGCGTCACAGGCCGGTACAACTTTGAGACGTGAATTAGTAAATATGATTCCACAGAACAAAGAAGCAGCAGCCGTAATGGCACAGCTACATTTAACGACTGGACAGGTTGCAGACGCCTTCTTCGATCAAGCCGGTCAAGTACGTCCACTCGACCAGGTACAGGCAACATTGGCAAATACGCTTGGTGGTTTGAACGACAAGATGAAGGAAAACGCAATTAGAGCAATTTTCGGTGTTTATGCCCTTGCCGGTATGAACGCAGTTGTATCTACCTCTCCCCAAAAGTTCAAAGAGTTACGTGGTGAGATGGACAACAACGGATTGATGCAACAAATCCTTACTGAGAAATCGATGGGTCTTGGGTTTGCGTTACAGCGACTACAAGCGCACTTTGAAACTCTGAAAAAGGAAATCGGTATGGCCTTTAAGCCAGTTCTAGAAGCTGTGCTACCGGTCATTAACGTAATGATGGATAAATGGGATGCCATGAATCCTAAGATCCGTAACGTCATTGTAGTACTTGCAGGGTTCGCTGCTGCCGCTGCTGTTGTTGGCGGTGCTTTATTGACGGCTGTAGGTATGATGGGTATGTTTGCTGCGTCCGCTGTTCCGGCAATAGCCGGTATATCGAAGTTGATGGCGACTATGCGTATGATGTCGATTCCTGTACTAGTTGTTGTCGCTGCCATCGCATTATTGAGAGTTGCATGGGAAAAAGACTTCGGTGGAATACGTGAGGCTACATCACACTTCGTCACCTGGTTCGAACCATTATTTAGCAAAACTTTTGCGACGGTCAAGAAGGATGTAGACGCAGGAATCAAGGCGATAACTAAGGGGTTCGACTCTCTTAGTCCGTCAACACGTAAGTCGATTAACGAGGTACTAGGATTCCTGGAGAATAATTTCTTTGCCGGACTAAAGAAAATGGCTTCGGACACAGCAAATGCAATAACTACCGTAACTGGATGGTTTCACAAAATGGCTCCGGAATTCAATAAAGCGTTCAAGAATTTGATCGCATTTTTCCAGGCAAACTCAACGACCTTCAAGGCTTTATTTGAGGTTCTTGGTTTCGTTGTTAAATTAGCGTTCTCTATCATAGAGGGTATTTTTCAACATGCTTGGGGCGTTTTTTCCGGTATCGTTCAGTTTTTCACACACATAATCAACGGAGAATGGAAAAAGGCGTTTGCTGATTTATGGCAAATCATTTCAAATGCGTTTCTATTAGCCTTAGATTTATGGGGTGGATTTGCCGGCAAAACGTTCGGTTGGATCGGTAAGCTACTTGAGCACCTCGGAATTTTCGGTGAGGGTTTTGGAAAAATCTTCGGTGCAGCATTCAAGTTAATGGGTAAGCTGTGCGATGAAGGTTGGCAGTATGCAGAGCGAGTATTCAAGGGAAGTATCGATTTAATAGGTGGATTACTTAAGGGTTGGTTTGGTGTCATAGGCAACATCTTTGAGGCCATAAAATCGTTAATCCACGGCGATGCGTCCGGTGCGATGCACTTTTTAGAGGACGCCTTTAGATCCGGTGTTTCTGCAGCAGGACAGGTTATCCAGGGTTTACTTGGAATAATCGACGGTGCCCTTGGTGGTCTACCATCTAAGATGCTTGGTTGGGGTAAAAATGCCATCAAGATGTTCGCTGACGGAATCAAGTCGGGAATCGGTGCGATCGGTGACGCCGTAACGGGCGCTGCCGACAAGATCAAATCGATACTTGGGTTCCATTCCCCTGCGAAGGAAGGTCCGGCCGGTAAAGGTGAATCAGACCAGTGGATGGGCAACCTTATGACGATGTTAGCGAATGACATCGATAAAAATAAGGATAAAGTCCAAAAGGCGACTTTGGGCGTTGCGCTCGGAATTCAACAGAATTTATCGGGTACGCAAGACCACGTCCATAAGATAATGAACGGCTCATCTAGTGGTGCAGCCATCACGCACAACAACGGTAACAACCGTAATCAAGTGGTGAACATCAATATCGAAGGTCGTTCTGCTCAGTCTGATAAGCAATTGGCCGAGAATATCGCAAAGCAGTTCCGTACGCAAATTTCAATGGTTATGTAGTTAATTGGGGGTGTCCATTTCGGCTCCCCCTTTTTTCTGTTTTCGTGACACACAAAACTGTTTGGACCTAACTGTTTATTATGAGAGGAGGTTTTTAATGGCGTCATCAGTTCAATTTTTACTAAATACGTTAGACATTACGCCAATGATTCAATATGATACTGTTTCAGTCGACAACAACGTAATTATGACAAGTGATGTTATGGACTTTCAAATGGTAGTATATCCAAATGATTCCGTAATTGATACTAAAACTAGTATGTCGGTACCATTCAGTCGACCTAGATGTGGAAACGAAATTGTTTGGCAAAACCCTAATGCGATCGTCACGGCACCTGGAGGAGCAAAGAAGCCATGGAGGGAATTCGGGGGAATTATCGTTGAAGTCCACGAGATTACAGAAGGGAACATATGTTTGTATACGGTACATGCCAAGGCTTACGTTCAATGGCTCGACAGGCATTTGGTGCAAGGATGGTATCAACAGCAAGCGCCGGAAACAAGTGTTAAAGCGATCGTGCAACAGTATTGTCCAGGATTCACCACGTACAACGTTCAAAACACAGGTGTATCTATTGCTCCAATATATTGTGACTATCAGAAGCCGTCAGATGCGATTAAATCTGTCGCTGACCAATCTGAGATGGGTTGGTACGTAGATTACTATAAAGATGTCCATATGTACTCGCTAGAGGCGTTCTCGTCTCCCCTGCCGAACAACACGTTGGATGTCGATAATGACCTAGTAAACTACGGGAACCTCGAGATAATAGAAAATAGTGAACAACAGGTAAATAAGGTGTTTATTAAAGGCTTCAAGACTAGAAGCGCAGACTTATACTTCCTTCCGTTCACCGCCGACGGGACGACTCTCCAATGGTCGCTCGGTTATCGTGTTTCTTCAGTTAAGGGCGATGTGACCGTTGCAGTCTATTCGTCAATGGCAGCCTATCAATCTGACTCTAGTTTTCTAAGTGGTGGTGCAGCGACAACTGCCGAGAAGACACTAAAACTAGCTCGGGACATCATCGATGGGGCGCCCGATCGTGGAAGCACGGCTGATACGGCCTATATCCATTACACACAACATTTACTTCGAATTCCGAACTATAATGGTGCCGGAGCAGTGCCTACCGGAAAAATAGTAGTCTGTCGTTTTCACTACCTTAAAGACATGGTTTGGTTGGGACAAGATCCGGAAGCACAGAATCAGACGGCAGGAATCGAAGGTGGGACCGATGGAGTTTACGAGGAAGTTTACCAGGACAAGTCATTGACGAATAGTACGTTATCAGCAGTACAGTCAAAAGGCGCTCTGATTCTACAGAAATACCGTTTTCCGCAAATAACGGGCACATTCGAATCTTTCTTTAATACTACTTCCAATAGTGGTTGGGTCGCAGGACAGAACTTTATTTTAACAACTAAAAAGCGTTTTGGTGGTATCAATGATGTTATGTTCGTACAAAGGGTTACGAAGAAAATAATCAAGAACGATACATCCGGAATGATAGCTTTCTATGTTGTCGAGTTCGCAGACTCACCTTATTTAATTTAGGAGGTTTATAGATGAAGATAGATACGTTTATCTCGTTAATTAATAATATCCGTCAAGGACAGTTGGAAGACGATACTGACCCGAGCAATACAGTCATTCAGCAGTATACCAGTCCTTATGATACTATGACGGTCGCAGAGTCTGTAATGACTATGAAGTCTAGTACCTCATCCCTAGTTTGGGGAGACGGTACAACCTATATAGCAACGGACGCACAAGGAAATAAGTGGAACGCCCCTTCTTGTGGATGGCTTTGGGGATCCGGTGGGAGGTGGAGTTAATGGTAACAGATGGTATGGAAGCAATCGGTACAGTACGTGTAATTAAACGCAGCAAGGAAACCGGTGAAGTTGTATTTGACCAAACATTTAAGAACCAAATTACGAACTTTGCTTGTGGCCAGGTTGCTTTAATGTGGACGGGTCAAGTCGTCAACACACCGACAATGATCGCAGTTGGAACAGGCTCAAGTCCATCCGGTACGGCACCTAGCGATAGTGCGTTGTGGGCAGAAGTTTCCGGATCTAGAAAGACAGTAGATTACGCTATGACGTTCCTAAACTATTACACACAGTATTCTGTAACGTATCAACAAACAGATATCCTAGCGCCAATTACTGGTCAGAATCCAACCGGACAAATCACTCTAACAGAGGCCGGTTTATTTGACGTTGGTGGAAATTTATGGAGTCACGTTGTTTTGAATGGCGTAACGCATGACAACACTACTACCCTATCGATTCAATGGCAAGTTCTTCAGAAAGGCAATTAACGACACATTATGTGTACTAAATATAGGAGGTTGATAAATATTGTCATTATATAAAACGACGGTCGGTTCGCTTCCCCTTGCGTCTGACGTGGCCCAACTCACAGATATATTCAGTGGCGTTCACGATGTTGGGACGATTACATTCGCTCCCACCCTAGCTATTCCGGCAACAACTGGTATAACATTGACGCCACAAACCGGTACGGTGCTTGGAATCGGTGCCTATCAATATGCGGTTACCTATATCTCGGGTTACTACAATACGAAGGGTGTGCTCATGAAAACGGGCGAGACACCTCTTTCTTCGGCATTGTCGATAACAACAGTCAGTGGAACAACAACCGTTAAGATTACGTTACCTACAACTGGGTTACCGGCTTCAGCTGTAGCATTCGGACTCTATCGTACAGCCGTCGCAGGAGCAACTTACGGTTTAATTGCAACCGTTCAATTCGGTAATGCCTATTATACCGACAGCACGGCAGATGCTTCTCGAGGTGCAGTCCCACCAACGATTAATACGACGGGAGTATGTACCAAACAGGCTCTTACTAATTCGTATTGGACTTATGACTGCGTTGCAGCTTACGAGAATAAGACTAGTCCCCTAACAGGTACGATTAAAATTACCCTTCCGTACTCGTGGACAAATACGATGATGACCATCTCAATCACTGGATATGATTACTCATCAAATGGTACATGGAAATTAGCTTTAGGTGGATACAACTATTCGACAACACCGAGTTGGGTAAATACATCTGCAACGCTTGACGGTGCTGCACCGTTCTCTTCCGTTCGATTCGGTCACGATGGAACATACTGCTGTATCCTTCTAGGGATTACAACTACTGTGTGGAATTACCCGTTCATTAAGATTGATGATATAAACGTAGGATTCGGTGGTACAACTAATGATTGGTCTATGGGATGGCAAATCGGTGTGATAACGGCTGAGACAGGCATCACAGTTACATCGACTCCAACGATAAATTTGGGGTTAAACGCTGATACGACTGACGGCTATCATATGAACCAGGATGTTCGGTCGACTGCTTCCCCTACTTTTGCCGGTGCAACCGTTACTGGACTAGTCAATGCCAATGGTGGGATTACGATTCCGGCCGGTAAAACGACCACAATTAATGGTCCAATGGCCGGAGCGTACGCAGCGAATGGTGATATCACTGGTGCTGTAGCCGACTTGAACGGCGCTCAGTTTGCAGTTGCAACAGCTGCTCCTGCCGGTACCACGGTTGATCCGTTCGGCGTTATGACTGGTGGTGGTGCCAATGCTGTTAAATCACTCGTAGTAAACAAGTCGGGTAACGTCGGGATGGGAATCGCACCAACAACTGGGGTTCATATACTCGGTGGTGGTGGCCTTAAAGTCCAAGCGTTATCAGTCCAATTAACTCCTACGGTAGCACCACAGGGTACGGCAGGGACGACTTCATACACCTATTATGTTGTAGCGACAGATAGAAACGGTAACAGAACGTTGGCTTCATCGCCAGGAACAACAACAACTGGTAATGCGACGTTATCGGGTACCAACTACAACAAGATATCATGGACGGCAGTCGCAGGAGCAGTTAGCTATGACATTCTAAAGGGAAACTTTGTAACGGCTATAGCGACTGGTGTAACAGCATTAACCATAAATGACACGGGACAAGCTGCAACGGGTTATTCGCTTCCTATATACAATAACACCGGTGATATATGGGGTGGTGGAGCAATATATTCGGGCAGTAACGTACTGGATGACGGTAGTGGAAATCAGAATATACAAGGCAACATTACGTTGAATGGGAATCTGAATGCTAACTTATCTATTTATGCAAGCTATCTCACAGCAAATAACTTTCAGCACGGAACAGCCGGTTGTCCAATTAGTGGAGCCGGTCAGTGGCGTGTCGATGTAACATTTCCAAAGGCGTTCGGACAGTATCTAAACGTTGATGTTGTTGCCTCTGTAAATAACTCACTGGCTCCACAGTACTACGCACAGTTCGTTCTAGGCAACCTTTCCAAAACAGGGTTTAGCTTTGTGTGTAGCGTACAATCCGGTGGTACAGCTCCGAGCGTTGGCTTCTCGTGGTTTGCAATTGCTACTTAATTTAAAGGAGGGATAACTATGATAATCGAACATACCGTAATTGGTGGTGATGATTCGGTCTACCACGACTTTAGCTACACTCAGTCGGGCATGACGTTGACCGTTTCTGCCGGATCTTATTACGAAGGAGGTAAGGCTTCTGTAACGGCAGATGCCCCTACTGATATAGCATTTCCTGTATCTACTAATGACACGCAGTACACGGTGTATCTGACGACAAACGGATTCTATGTAACTCAATGGGTTCTTGGTTCAGCATTTCAGCAGGACATACCTAATGTAGTTGATAGATTGGCGTGGCTAATTATTCCTGCCGGTACAACCACGTTAGATAACATTAATATTGACGTGCTCAAGGTGGTGAAAGAATGAACGTAACATTCGTAACTCCCTACAGTCTATTGCCACTAGATGAGGCGAAGCAAAAGAAGAAAGACGATCTGAGCGTTCAATGTAATCTAGCAATTGAAGGTAATTTTACGTCATCTGCGTTGGGTACGGTTCATACCTACCCTTCCGATGGCGAAGCGCAAACTAACTTTAATACTGAATGTCATCGTTTCCTAATCGATCCTACGTACACATCATGTATGTTTAAGACGATCGATGCCGGTTATCTACCTCATAATAGGGACCAATTCTTCAAGGTGTTTGCCGATGGTCATGATGCCGGTGTTATGCAGCTTGCTAAGTTAAATAAGCTCAAATCCGATGTCGATGCAGTAACGTCAAATCCCCAATTGGATACGATCACATGGTAGAAATCGGGGATATCGTATTTTTCAGAAAAACAGATACGTTGCTTACTAGACTTATAGCAAACGTGCAGCATTCTCCATACACTCACGTCGGGATGATCGTCGGTGACGGCCTAATGGTCGAGGCACAAGGCTTTATGCGTACAAGGATCCTGCCCTTGGCGCTTGAGCCGGACAAGTACGAGATATATCGTATTCCTAATTTAACAGATGAGCAGAAACGTAGAATCGTAGAGTTCGCTGAATCAAAGGTATATACGAAATACGATTACTGGAAGGCTGTTGGATTGTTTATCCGATTCGAGTTTATGGATCGATTCAAAGGATTTGACGAATCCAATCGCTATATCTGCTCTGAATTAGTTGACATGGCATTACACGCAGGAAACGTTCCTCGACGTAATATGGATCACCTGGGCGACGTATCCCCTTCCGAACTATTCGTTTATTACGATTTACAGAAAGTAGCATAACGAATGGCTATCGTGAAGGGAGGTGAACGCATGGCACCACAAGACAATAATGAGCGCATCGCAGTCGTTGAGAAAGTTGCCGAGAACATTGAAAAAGGGATGAGTCGGTTGGAGCAGAAATTAGATTCCTTGATTGACAATATCGAAAAGAAGTTCGTCCCTAGGCAAGAGTTCGACTCATTAAAGGAACATTACAGTGAGCGAATTGAAGATCTGCAAGATGAGATCAAAGGCATGAAGGATCGTAACAACAAGGTAATTGGAGGTATCGTTACAGCGATCGTTACCCTTTCGGCAGCCGTCATCAATGGAATGCATATTTTCAAATAATCAAAACGTCAAGTATACGTAACACACATTATGTGTACTTGGCGCAACTACTAAATTGGAGGTAATTAGAATGCCATACACTATTACACAGAATTTCATTCCAGGGTTACCGCAAACCCCGTATCGAAATGGTGTTGGTTGTTATGAAGGCGTTACTGCCCATTCTACAGATACGCCGAATGCTACAGCAGCTAATGAGCGTAACTTTGAAGGAAATACATGGTCTACGGCCTATGTACATTTTTTCGTTGACTGGACAAGCATTGTTCAAGTTTGTGACACGAACTACCAGTCCTGGCACGCTGGCCCAGTAGGTAACGCACGTTTTATCGGGGTTGAATTGTGTGAGACTTCTGATCCGAATCTATTCGCTCAATCTTATGCACGGTATACCTGGTTGCTTGCGAAGATTCTATTCGATAAAAAGTTGGGCGTAACTCGTAAAGGTACGTTTTGGACGCATGCAGATGTCTCAAATGTGCTCGGAGGTTCCAATCACCAGGATCCCGTTCTTTATTTACAGTCTCATGGCGTTAGCGTTGATCAGTTGGTGAATGATGTAGCTTCTCAGTACAATGCTATGGCTAATCCGGCTCCGGCGCCTAGTACCGGTGATGGACGTATCGGTACCGTAACAGTTCTATGCAACACGTTGAATGTACGCACTGGCCCTGGCACATCCTTCCCTACCGCACCAAGAGGCCCTATTCATCCTTCGGATGGAGCGTTTGCCGTTTTCGCAGTACAGAACGGTTGGTACAACTTGGGAGGTAATCAATGGTGTTCCGGAGATCCTAGCCTGGTTAAATTCACGCCTAAAGGTGATGGACGGATTGGTAACTTAACCGTTATCTGCAGCACACTGAACGTCCGCACTGGTCCAAGCACGGATTATCCTATGGCTGCACGAGGACCGATCCATCCTTCAGATGGTGCATTTGCAGTCTACGCAACTCAAAACGGATGGTACAACCTGGGTGGTAACCAGTGGTGCTCCGGTAATCCACAGTACGTTAAATTCACGCAAGTTTAATTAATTAGACGGGTGTTGCTTACGCAGCACTCGTTTTTATTTGGAGGTTAATAGAATGTCAGAAAAGAAAATCGTTGAAGCACATGATCAGTTTGAAACGTTACAAGAGGTAATCCATTATGAAGACCATGATAAACGTACCGAGTCGGCCGAATTCCGTGCCGTCAAGAAGAAGCTTCATGCAGCCGGTACTCCTTGTTGGATCAACAACGGTCATTGCGAAGGTCACTTGGAAGTACACCACAGCATCATCGAATATTCAGCTAATACGGAAGTTGATTGGGACAAGGTACATGCCGACCACCCTGAGTTCAAGGACGTCGATTGCGAATACCAAATGATGGTATTGTGCGAGAAACATCATCGAGGCGTTGGTACCGGAATTCACAAGATTTCGCAACCGGCTTGGATTCTACAGAAGTATCTGAAATCAGACGCATTAGAAAAGTTCGAAGCTGCCGTCCAGGAAATGAAGGCCAAAGGACATGCCGACCATCACATCAATGCGACTGCACACCAAATCCTAATTAACGGAGGTAAGTAATATGATGGATTTTATTACGAATTATTGGTACCTATTCGCACTAGTTATCCTGGCGTTGGCCATGGTCGGAGCAAATCGTCTATTGAAAGGCAAAGCGAAGACCGTTGCATTACAGTACCTGGTCGCTGCTGAAAAGATGGTATTCACGACCACTGAAAGTAAGCTATCGGTTGTGTCGATTGCAGCCTATAAAGCACTGCCGACTGCCGTTAAAGCGATCGTCTCCCCTTTTACTTTCGAGATGTTGATGACGTCCTCTTACGATGAGGCTAAGTCGCTAATCGATAAGCTGCACGAGGATCCGTCTATTCCGATGGAAAAGAAATAAGTTTGACCGCCCTGGCGTACTGCCGGGGCATTTTTTTTTATTTACAAGTATTTTCTCTAGGTGTAAAATCATGTTAACTAGATGTCGACGTTATTCGATAGATGGAGGTACTAACATGATAAGGAATAAGGTTCAACAGTATTTTGATGCTAACGACATCACGATACCTAAGGCGTATCACGCTACAAAAATATCTAGAAGCTGCTTGACCAGGCTATACCGTAACGAAATCGTGAATGTCAATTTAAATACGATTGACTCACTCTGTAAGGCGTTCAATTGCAACTTCAACGATCTATTCGAGTTTATACCGGATGAACAGATGACCCAAGATGATCGTGTCAAAATGGCCGAGCGTAAACTTCACGTTGAATACAATACAAAGCTTAGACGTAAGGGAGCACAAAAAACCGAGGGAGACGATAAGTAATGAGGGATAGTTTACAAGACATTGCTCATATGGTACGTGTCAAACCGTATCATGCTGCGTTGCCAAAGGAATTAGAGCCATACCACGCCTGGATCAGCGATAGTGGCCATTCGATTATGTGTGTTTTAAGCGTACATATGAATGAGGCAAGAACAGAAAGTATATCGGACTATGAGGTTCCCGTTCCGGTAAAATACGTCCTGGAGAACGGGTACAAAGTTCATGAAGATTGTATCGAAGTAGAAGCACCTTACAGCAGTACATTTGGTTTGGTTGTTGATGATAGTTACACTGAATGGTAAACAACAGGAGGAATAACTAATGGCTAAGTGGGAATATAAAACGGTTAAAGTAGAAGGCACCGTGAAAAGTCTGTTTAAAGGTAGTGGCGTTGATTTGGACAAGCCGTTCAACGACCTGGGACAGCAAGGATGGGAACTCGTTAGTGTAATCGGTCTAGCAACGGGAGGAAGCGCCCAGTCCGGTGTGCAAGCCGTATTCAAACGTCAAATAGCGTAAACAAAAAAAACCACGTCAACCGGCGTGGTTATATTTCTATCTCGATGTAAACTCGTATGTATTCGGAATTACGATCTTCGTAAACTTTTGACACGGATAATACTCTATAGTTTTCGTTTTCTTTCATTTCGACGATCATCGCTTCCACGACTTCCGGAAGTCCGTTCAGCCTTACTTTTAATGTTCCCTTACTTCGCATTCTTCGTCACCACTTCTTTCTTCGCTGCT